CAGTTAGATAATGTATGGAACACTTGGAAATTGTATGCGGCGAAATTAAGTACCGCGACCACGCATTGTGCATAAATAGATATGCATTACTCCCAATAGCGAGGACCAGCACGGCTATATATGATATTTTGAACCAAATGGCCCAGCCTGACAGATAAAACGTCGCTTGTATTGCGGACACGCAAAATGCAATAAGAAAATACAAGAAGCAAGAAACAGAACCAATTCGCGTTTTTGCTTGGAGCGCGAACCCCTGGCCATTTCTAACCGATATTCTCTATACCCAGCGCGCCAAATGAACCATCTGCTTAGTTTTTTAGCATCAACGGGGTCGTACACATAATTCAAATACTATCCGCATTTGGAACTGCCGCACTCCGGGTCGAGACAGCGCGTGCATCCTTCTTCATAGATCGTATTCGTGCCGCCACATTCACTGCATCGCCGGCCGGTGACAGTTCCAACATATTTTGCCAACACCCGATTGATAGATTTGCCTATTGACGACAAACTACCGCGAGATTTTTCGAGCTGCTCGTTCAGTTCTTCGAGCGGGACGCCATTGCGCAGGGCTGTGGATATGACGCGCGTGAATGTGGATGCTTCGTCGTCTTCATCTTCGTTGATCTTGCGCACCAGCATCGGGCCGGCTTCAAAATTGTACTCGCCATGTTTTACACGAACAATCTTACCGTCGATCTCGTCGCTGACTCCGGCCACCAAATGTTGGCAGCAGAAAACCTCGTACGGTACTTCGTCCTTCAGGCTGACAAATACTGTGTATCGACTGCCATTGCTCCCGATAACGTGAGCACGTGCATCAAGCTCTTTGGGGCGCTTGCCGGCCTGTTTGGTCGTTAAGATGCCGTCCCTCGCACCGTCCCTGTAAACGGTAACACCTTTTAGGCCGCGTTCCCAAGCATACATGTAGATGTTGCCGACTGTTTCTTCTGTCGTATCCTCAGGCAAATTGATTGTGCTCGAGCTCGCGTGGTCGAGTTTCTCGGTGATGATCCCCTGCATGTCGACGCGCTTTCGCCAATTGATATTTGTTGCAACGGTCCAATACGGCTCTTTTACGATTACGTCCGCAATCAACGGCGATTCAACTGCTTCCTCAAATGATAAGTTTTCCAATTGCTCCACAACGTGAGGATGGCGTCTCGCGAATGCATGGTGGAATACCGGGTACGACTGGAAGTATTCACCGTTCTTAACTTCGGTCGCATCCTTGATGTCCTCGCCCAGCAGGCGCACCCGACGCTTATACATAATAGCGTAGATCGGCTCGATGCCTGAACTGGTTTGACACAGCACACTCACCGAACCGGTCGGGGCGCACGTCAGCATGGCGACGTTGCGCCGGCCGTACGACTTCATATCTGCTATCAGATTGGCCGGGAGCTCGTTGAGATATTCGTGATGCTTCTCAAGTTCCCAATCCCACAACGGGAACGGCCCACGTTCCTTGGCAAGGTCCACGCTAGCGCGATATGCGTGGTCTCTGAAGAACCCATATAAAGTGCTGACGAACTCGATAGCTTCGTCGGTGTCATACTTCAATTGAAGCATTGCCAGCATATCGCCAAGGCCGTGTGTGCCAAGACCAAGGCGGCGCCCTAGGCGAGCTGCCTCTTTTTGGCCCTCAAATGGTTGGCGCTCGACATCGATATCGACCATGTTGTCGAGCATCCTGATTCCGTAGCCGATAGAATCACCAAATCCGTCGTAATCGAAAGACGCATCGTCAGTATAGGGATTGCTAACGAAACCAGTGAGATTCAGCGACGTGAGACGACAACTATCATATGCTGATAGAGGTATTTCGGAACACGGATTGGTGCAAATAGTCCGGAAGTTGTCGTAGCAGTCGGCTGGCGATCGGCGGATGATTGTATCCCACATCAACAGGCCAGGCTCGGCAAATTTTGTGGCGTTATGTATAATCTTATCCCAGACCGCGCGTGCCGAGACCTTTCTAGAGATATTGCTGTATTCGCCGTTATCGAACTTGTACGAAAGCTCAAACTCGGAATCGGCCTTGACTGCTTCCATAAAGGCGTCAGTCAGCTTGACCGAGACGTTGGCTCCCTCCACGAGGCCAAGATCGCTCTTCATCGAGACGAAACTATCGATATCAGGGTGGCTAACGTCGAGTGTCAACATTAGCGCGCCTTGGCGCCCATTTTGGCCGACCTTCTTGGAGACGCGCGAGAAAATATCGCACCAACTCCAAGCGCCGGTTGATGTCAGAGCCGCGTTGTTTACCGTAGCTCCCTCGGGACGCAGCGGGCTGATATCAATTCCGACGCCGCCGCGCAGGGCCTGAATCTGAGCCATCTCAAAGAGCGCATCAAAGACACCACGAAGTGAATCAGTCTTCAGCGGAACAACATAACAGTTCGATAGAGTAGTGCGAAAGAATTCGTTGCCGAGGCCCATCATCGGGGAGCCCTGCATCACGACCTTCTTGAACCCGCCCATCTGCTCGAGATAATTGTTATACCACTCATCTTGGTCTTTGGGCTCGACATCCGCCAAGGCCCGCGCCATCCGCTTGAACATATCATCGGGCGTGCGCTCTATAAATTTACCTTTGGCGATCTGCAGTGCGTATTTGCTAGCCCAAACATTGGCGGCCATCGTGTCGCCACCGAACCAGTCAACCGATGACTTCGTAACTTCTTCGCGACTATATGTTTGAGTGGCCGCTTTGGCCCGGGCTTGCTCACGCACCTGCATTTCCAACTCCTACTAGGCCGACACGGTTCAAATCCCGGCCTAATAATTCTTCAAATTGTGTTCTGATTGTGTCATTTCCGAGGACCCTGGCGCGCAATTTTAGCAGTTTCATGTTATCTGGAAACATGCTGCGCTCATCGCTCGGAAGCTTATTTACTGCGATATACGCCACTTTGGATACGGCCACAAAAACCTGTGGCATCCTCCCGGATTCTGATAGAAATGCAACAGTACTCAACCCACCGAATGAGCGCGGTTGTATCAGAGCTTCGATGCTATATAATTCCTCATCCTTAAGATATTGCGAACAGTCCTTGACTCTCTGGACTACGGTCTCACCAACCGATGCCTTGCGCTCGAGCCTATCGGCGCAGATGTCGAGCACTGTCTTCATGCTGAGCAACGTGCTTTTCTTACTCAACAATTTTTTAGCAATGGCATATTCAACAACAGCGTCAATGAGTTGGCCAATCATTTCCCAGTCGAAGCCCCAAACATTCAGGGCCGTATCGGCAAATTTTTGATATGATCTGTACTGATAGGTCTTTTTTGGGTCGGTGTGCTTCGGGAATGATATCCCGTGGCCGGTCCTATTCATAGATTTTCTAAATCGCTCGTAAATAAGAAGAACATCATTGTGTGTAACTTCAGCCACGGGCATCGTTAAATACCGGAGCAAGAAGAAGATGAATCCTGACGAAGAGCGCCCCGAAAACCCCGAACCGGCTGAAATTGAGATGCTCGAGAAATATGCCGAATTGTGCGACCGCTATGGCGCAGAATTGAAGGAGCTCGGAATTGAAACCTGCTTGCTGGCATTTCCCTCACCTACCGACGAAAATAACGTTGCATTCTGGTATGCTGGTCATATCTATGATGTCGCGAAGACGCTGAGTAAATGCACTAAGCAGGTTCGGGCGGCGATGTCTGACGATCTTGGTGGCATCATATAACCACGCATAGGTTTGTATGCAGACAAGTACACAAGAAAAGACGCCAAAATCACGTTCTAAACGTGCCCTCCTGATATCATAGCCAATGTTAATTGTACATGATCTCTAGAATATCTTCTGGTAATGTATTTCATGCAACATGCGGCAATCAACAGTCCTATTGTCAAAACGCTTTTGGCTGACGGATTCTGAACATGATAAAGTGATGGGTTCGGCAGAAGATCGCAAATCAAGTAGTATATGGATGGGGTTACAAGGAATTGGTGCAATACAACCGACGAATGCTTATCAACTTCATGAGATTTTTTGGGGGCACGACGGGGAAGACCACACGTGCCTTGTCACTTGGCGTACCCACATAGGACTATCGTCCGCAATGTCTTAACAACACACGCGTCTCGGCGTCAAACGAGCGGCTCCGAGCTATCGTTTCGTACGCTCAAAGAAGAAATCGACCTTCTTAGTGCCGAGAACAATTAATTCATTGAATGCGACACCGTTGGTATCAGTGTCGCCAACATCAAGCCCTGGTAAATCATCAACCGGCGCGAATATGTTAGCATAGGTAACGCCATCAATCTTGTTTACTCGCTCATAGAGATTGCTGACATACAACCCTTCGCCCATATCGCGATTGTCTACATCAAAGAAATCACTAATTGCCGCATTCACTGATTGGCGTGTGACGTCCGGGTCTGCATTTCTCGAGACAACAACCTGCATATCTAGGTCTACTGATTTCAATTGACCATCTAGAGCTCGAATTTCATCAGTAAGCACTTGAATATCGCTGAAAAATGCCTCAATACCACGCTTGAGCCCAAGGCTTGGCTGGATCGGGATGTCGTCCGGTCCTTCGGCAAGAAGATATAATTCGACAATGTTGGCATTCAGCGACGTCCTAACAGTCGCAACGGCCTTTAGAACAGACCCAAAGACTGGATGATTGAAGTTTTTGGCCAAAACAGCATAATCTTCACCGGTCGTGGCCGAATACAATGTCGCAGCTTCTTTGGGCCCAACTTTCTTTGCAGTCTCGATATTTTCTTCATTCTGCCCGCCAGACGACGGAAGAAGATTACGAAATGTAACCTCAACAGGAGCGCCTGCTGGTGATTGTGGTGTTATGAATCTAGATTCATTAATTGCGCTAGCGCCCACTCGGCCGCGCACACCACCACCTGTTCGATAATTAATTGCTATTGTTTGGCCGGAGATCGGCGCTTTGCCATTCACGTTATTGCCAAATACAATACTCATGCCTTCATCTGTGAATCGTGCCTCAAAAACCTCGTCATTGGCTTCTGCCGTTTCAATCGCTGCGGTCTGCTTCCAGCGCGCCGTATTGTTACCAGAATTCACATCAACATATATTGGGCTTTCAAGAATATCTGTACTAGCTATTGATATTACCTGATCTAGACCGCCAGCCGAAGTAGCTGTGAATGGCGAAGCGAATTCACCTTCAATACCAAAAACAACCACGCCGCGTTTGCCGGGCGGAATTTCAATAAGCGAGGTGTAATCACTTGGGGCTCGATAAAGCTCGTAAACAACTGTGCCACCATCTGGGCCCAATAGGTTGAATTTAATACCCGGATCGATACTTAGTGTCGATGCAATAATAAATGGTACACTAACTGAAACATCAACAATGGCCGGCGTCTGTCTGCGCAATGGGCGATTAATTAATTTTAAGTGCTGGCGTACCGATTCACGGCTTTGAGCTGTAGCAATGAATGTTTCGTCGGCCAGAACATCTTGCCGAACACCCAACACAGAACCAACATATGCTAGGAGTTCGAAGAACATTATGGCGCCATTGTTGGCTACAAAATCATTAAAAAGATCCGGATAATATGTTTTAACATATTCAATGACCGCACGCCGCAATGTATCAAATTCAAGGGCCGAGAAGTCAATACGCCGAAGATTGGCCGGCGGCAGGACAACGCCGAATTCCTCTGGATCGTTGGGTAATTCAAAATATGTTTCGTCAGTCATTGGGTCTTACCACCGCCGGGTTTCCGGTGTTTGTGTCAATGTTTAGTTGAATCAAGAAATCATTATTTGGCCTGATCGATAATGCAGCATACAATTTAATGTTCAGCGTATTTTCGTCATCTGATTGGATTTCAATCTGCTTGACGATTACTCGAGGCTCGTAAGTGTCAATAGCCGACTGAATACTGGCTTTGAGTCGTTCTAGGCTAAGGGCATCGGCCAGTTCGAAAACAAATGATCTAAGATTTGTGCCGTAATCGGGTCGCTGAATTCTTTCTCCAGGTTCCGTGAGAAGCAGCTGTAATAAATCGTTCTTGACAAGCCTCTCATCTGATTGTTGCGGCAAAACAACATCGCCCTGCACGAATGGAAAGTTGTAGCCAAAGTATGTCGGGGTCGTCATCTTACAACCTCCGACACCTTCACAAGGTTATCTCGTATTGTCGCCATCTGGCCATTGAGAACATTTACATTTTCAATCAACGTTTTGTTTGCTGCAACCTGTTCTGTATGTTGTGTATTCAATTTATCATAGATCACATTGCCTGTATTGATTGCACCATCCTCAATACCATATGCCACAGCAGCAGAGCGGCGGATCTTTAAGGTCTCATTAATACCCTTTTGATTCTCAGTGATTTCTGTACGGAGATTATCTACTTGTACTTGCGCTGTTGCTAGGTCAGCCCTGAGGGTGCTTCGCTTTGTTTCAGCGACAGCCAACAATTCGGATAATTCTGCGTCAGTCAATCCTGACTGCGACAAATCGGGCACGTTTGTGTTGTGCTGGATATAGACTTCGTCCGGCACAGACAACGGGTTTACTGTAGGCTGCACATCATCGGAGAATTCAATATATTCACCGACCTCATATAATTTACGGGCAGAACCAGCTACTGAGCGCCGGCCCGATGAGACGGTATAGAGCCGATCGCCGTACACTTCACGGCGCGACACCATCTTCGGCAATTTCCGTTTTTCTTGCGCCACCGGAAGCTGGACGATCCGAACATTCGCTACCGGCGGCGGCGTGTTGTTCGATATTGTATAGGTGACCGGTGTACTATCGGATGGGTCCGAAGGCAGGACTTTCTTATAGAAGCCGGTGGGGGCGAGGATTATCATTCTGATTGTTCTGGGATCGTGAATGCTGGTGGCACCGAAAGAATTTCCGTCCCTAGCTCGAATACTTCGATATACTTTGGGTCAATAACGTCCCCTATATATTCGACCAAGGATATATCCTCAGAACTGAAGGCGAGCTTGTCTGGTTCGTCGACGTTGATTATTCGGATAATCAGCGCCAGCCCACCATATCGTTTCTGAGCCAATCTAGCGAATTCGTCGCCACGAGATAAGTCCAAATCGTTCGTTAGGATTATCTTACGCTCTAGGGTTTCGTCATCAATATTTTCTGGGGTGTTGAAATTGTTCGCCAACGTCCCGTTCAGCTTCAAGCCTACCGACTCAATTTCAACCCTAAATAGGTCTGTGGTGCCGTACCAAAGGCATCCGGGACCGAATTCTTCGATCTCGTCGTTCTCGGGAGGTTCGTACGGCGGCGGCGGATCGTACGAAGGACCCTCCGGAACGTCCGGGGATGGCGCGGGAGGCGGTTCGTCGTCAGGAGGCAGGTCACTCGTCGGCTGTGGCGGCGTGCCGCCCCCGGGGCCTCCCCCAGGCCCTGGCTGCGGTACCGGACCACCCTGACTTTTGTTTTTCACGCATCCACGATTGGGGTACTTACAATCTTCGTTCGTTGGCTCACAGGCTGGCGAATCTTCACATGCTTTTTCAGCGGCCTCTTCATCTTCCTCAGCCTTATCTTCATCTTCCTCAGCCTTTTTCTCATCCTCATCGGCCTTCTCCTTGGCTTCGTCGGCCGCTTTTTGGGCATCATCAGCCGTTTTCTGGTCAGCCGGATCGCCTGAATCCTTAGCCTTTTTGGCAGCTTTATCTGCAGAATTCTGGGCCTTCTCGGCGGCTGATTTTGAGGTATCTGCTGCCTGGCGTGATTCGGCAGCGGTCTTTCCTGATGCTTCGGACTTTGCGGTGGCATCAGCAACTGCTCTTACGGATTCGGCAGTACTTCGCCCCTCTGTTGCATGGGCGCGTTGGGCCTCGGCCCTGGTTGATGCCGCATCTGCTGTCGCTCGAGCGGCTTCCGCTTCTTTCTTTAGGTCAGCCATTTCTATTTGGCCTTCGAGTCTGCATACGCCTTCTCAGCGGCTTGGGCGGCCGTCTCGGCTTCTACGGCTTCTGCTTCTCGCTTGTCAGCTGCTTCCTCGCGCTTATCGGCGTTATCTTCCCATTCCTTGGCAGCCTTCTCGGCTTCCTCGGCAGTCGGACCAGCACATTCGGATTCCTCATCGCCGGGGCGTTGCGGCTCGTCGCCTTTATCCTCTTCCATCACCGATTGGGTCTCGACCTTTTTCGCTTCAGATCCGCCACCAGCCGTTGGTGATGTCTTCGGGCCTGGTTCATAAATAATCCCGTTGTGCTTACCATCCATATCGTTACAGCTGAGGTTGTTCTTCGTCGCTAGTTGGCTGCTATTCAGTACTGCAGTATTTCCGGGAACCTCGAACGCGATCTCCTGCTGGTCGACCTTCATCCCGATCTTCTTCTCAGCGTGGAGCCAGATGTTTTCGCCCCTAATATCGACATCGCCCGCTGAATAAAGTTGGATCTTGGCCTCTTTGTCTTCATTCCGAATTACGATAACCTTGGCTTTCTCATCAATGGCAACCCACTGCTTCGACCTCTTGGTTGTCTTGTCTGGTTTGCTGCGCCAAACTGCATATTCGCCGTCCGAATTGATCCAAAAACCGCGGTCGTCCTGGTCTCGGAATTCAGCCCAAGCCTTATTACAAGAGCTCCTGGCACCACGATCCCGGAATTCCACACCCTGGCGCTTCGCAGTTTTCAAACGCACATATTTATTTTTATGGTCCAGTTTCAGGTGGTTCGTATTACGTTCGAAGTCAAGCCCGAGAAGAGTCTTAATCCACCAAAAGAATCCAAAATGTGTTGCGCGCTTCTCTGACAACGGCTCCGATGTTTCCGTCGACATGGCAGTATATTGTAATTTGTCATTCAGGACTACAGTCTGACCGCGGGGTGTGGTTACTATAGCGGCATTTACTTCATCTCGTTCATTGAAACCCATCACAAAACCACGCTCTTCACCATCCGGGCCAGCGCGGCGGCCCTTCATAGCAACACCAACGCCGCGCGGCTCTTCCTTGCCCTCTGCGTCCTTAGCATCTGACCCACGATCGTCCATAATAAGCTGGAAACCATATCTGGTTTGCAGCATCACAACTCTCGAATCATCTTCCCCAAACTCGTCAGTTTCGTTTTCTGTAGCTGTATTAACCTCTGTTTTGTTCAGGCGCTTATAATACAAGTCTTGCTTTGGATCAAAACCAACATCGGACATCCACAACCTGTGCCCGCCCTTTGTCCGAATCTTAATCCAGCGCTCGTCTTTATCTGTCTTCGAGATGTCCTCGCGGGTGTCGTATTCGCCTTCTCTTGATTTATTCCACCCAACATCGCGCATCTCGATCTTGTGCCCTGCTCGAGTACGGAATTCTATCCGGCGCTGATCTCTTTCTTTTGGCTTCGATTCATTTAAGAACTCTTGTAAGTATTTCGACCTTTTTATTTCGAATTCTTGGTCATCAACAAAGTTGCCGTCAAATTCTTTCTTCCAGTCAAATCCGGTGTCGCTGAATACGGCCATATTGCCATATTTAGTGACTAATGAGATGTGCTTGACGTCCGGGTCGTTCTCAATCGGCTCATCATTAGCCCCCTCAAATTCTTTCGGCTTGCTTTCTGCTCCGCCGGACGGGTCAGAGCCAAGTGGTGCTGGCTTGGCCGCATGTTCAGACGGGAAGAACCCGACAGACGAAAGCATGAGGAAGCTGCCGTACCGATCGCGCCACCCCATGCTCATGGGGCGATTATCCTTTGGCAGATATTGTTCATCGTAGTCTTGGGGGCTGTCCGCCGTCTTTCCTTCGTCATCTACTGATAGCGGCGTTTTTCCATGCACAGATTGATGCGAATACATCTTGCGCCTGGTGGCGTCAGCATATCCAAACCAGATCGGAGCATATGGATTGTTGTCTTCGAACGCGATCCAAATTTGGTCACCAATAGACGGGCTAACCCAGGACCCAGACCCTTTTCCACCAAACCACGGAGCTGGGGCCGCCCATGGCAATTGTTCAGCCGACAATCCATAATTGTGCATGTGCGGCATTTTGAAACGCACGCGTTGCATTTGCAATGGGTCGTTTGTCTCAACGATTTCAGCTCGATACATGCCGCTGAAGCGTGAGAAAATTCCTTGTTCGCGCTCTTGCCTAAATCGGCCCCATACGGAGCTTATCGAATCTTGGTCAGACATAAAAACCTCATAAATTAGGTATTACCAAAGTTGGCGATGGAAGCTTAATGATGTCGCCTATCTCCGGCCAATCAAATGGATTTTTTGGTTTGTTAAACATGATAACAACCCAGCCAAACCCTGGCCGATTATATACCGACTCAGCGATTTTGTCTGGTCTAAACGCAAACCTCGGACTTACCTCGAACTTTATATATCTACTACCAACTTGCTCTGGATCCAGGAATTTGAATTTCTTCATTATCCCATAAGTGGGGTGGCCATCCGCCGACATAACTGGATCGCTAAGCTTGAATCTTGAACTGGGGCCACTGAATGCCATTAGAACCATTCCGCATAAATAGTTTTGGATGCGTTTGTGGCGATCTGTGCGCCCTTTTCGCTACTGCCTTGTTTATCATCGTCGAAGATTTGTGATATCGAAGCAAGATTCATCGTGATCTTCGCGGATAAGTTCCACGGCTTCCCACCTTGCATGATCGAGATGTCCCCCCAAGTAATCCCAGCATCCAACATTCGCCACGTAGATATTGCGCGAACCGCACCATATAAAGATTGGATCGTGACTATTGGCGCCAGAATTTGGCCATCGCCCTTTTTCTCCCCAGACGTGGCATCTGACAATGTCCTGTAGAAATAGGCTTTGATAGTGGAAGTGATTTTTGCGATATATTCACCAGTCCAGACAGCCCCACCATCAATTATATAATCAAACTCGAGACCAAGATTCCTGGACGACGACCCAGCAAAGATGGCAATGGGCTCATAGAATGTAGCATTTGTTTCTTGCCATTCAGCTTTTTTCGTGTCAGTAGTTATTCTGGGCGGAAATTGCAGTGGTATCTTCTCGCCAAGCAGAAGTTTGGGTTTATTTGTGGCGGCATTAATAATCACTGGCAATTCATTGATTATGAATGTAGTATTTTCAATAATATCGGCGTCTGCTCTTGTATACTCAACAGACATATTATGTCCAATTCTGGCTTGTGTCGCCAGAGAGTGGCCTGAACTCAACAGTTTCGATTAATGTATCCAGCTTCTTAATGATTCTATCAACGGAAATCTTGTTCTCCTGGTCAGAAGTATCAATTCGTTTGAGTTCAGCGAGTTGTGCTTTCAGGATGCCGATTGTTTCCTCATTGTCTTTTTTATCAGTAACCGTATCGATGCCAGCGGTCCGAGCTGTTGGGATTACACTCGGTTGCGGCATACTTGCAACACCTGTGGATGCTGCATCGAAAGCCGTTATCATTTCGGCCGCACCATCAAGGTGCCCATGCATACTGGACAAGCTCTCCGACACATTGCTGGCATATGTCCCAATAATTTCGGCGGCTCGAGCAAACTTGGCTTCTTTATCAATCACGCCACCAGCCAACGACTGGAATATGTCAACGGCGGCTATTCTCTGCAGAGAATCAGCAAATGAAGCCATTGGATCAGCAGCAGGAGCAAACATTTTGCCCATCCTGCTCATGATCGCCATCCCGGCCAATATGCTATACAAAGAACCAACGCCATAATCCTCGAGCTCGTCGAGAGCGCTCATAACCTGTTTTATCTTGCCAAGAGAACCGCCAACATCGGGCAATCTCTGCAAAGCCGCCGAGAATGTTTCCATCGCATTTGCCATATTGGTGAAATTAGTAGTTGGGAACAACGCCATCGCAACCGCAAACCCAAATACCGCTAAGCCAAAAACAATAGCCGCTAGCCCGAAAGTACCTGCTCCAACCAACATCGCAGCCGCGCCAACCGCAAAGGCGAAGGCAGCTGTGGCCAGGGCCAATATGGCGACAGACAGCACCAGCACCCCTACCGCAAGACTTATCAGATCAACTTCGCTAAGTTTAAGAGCTGCACCAGCAAAGATTCTAAATGCAATGGCTCCAACAAGAAAAGCAGCGCCTATTATTACCATCGCTAAGGCAAACACCAATAGAAGTGGCATGGCGGCAGCCGCGGCAGCACCAGCCCCAGCTGCTACATATATAGCCAAAGTCATCACCAACATGGTGGCCAACATTACGCCGGCGATTATCAATAATTCGTCGGTGCTTATGCCCATAGCCGAAATCACGCCAATGAACAACAACATCGGCAAAAGCATAAGCGTTAGAGCAAGTGCGAATGTGGCGGCACCTTTGAGAATCTGCCCAGAACTTTTAGCAAAGACAAGAAAAGCTGCCTTCAAATTCCTAAAGAATGAGACAATCCCGCTGCCCCCCTTAGCTCCCTTTTTAAAGCCTTCTTGCGACTTCTTCAGTCCTTCGGTGGCCTTTGTCGACACTTCGGCTGCTTTACCAGTGCCCCTCAGGGACTCGGCCCACTTTTTGATACCGCCCGCCCCGCCCGGCAATGCTTTGGCAAAGCCCCATGCATTTTTAGTGATACTAATTATTGCTTTGCCAGTATCTCTTGCAACTGAGCCAAGTTTCGATATTCCAGCAATTAATCTGATGCTAGCACCGGTAGCCGAAAGTAAGGCCGCAACAAGAATCACACCAACAATCCCGCTGACTATTTCGGCAAAAAGACCAAGTTTCATAAACTGTTCGTGAAGCCACGTAAACGGTCTTATGATTTTTTCAACGCCCTGTAGCAGGAGCGTGAATGCCGCAACGATTGGGGTCAGAATAGCCATAACCAGTTTCAAAGCTGGTAGCAACAGCTGCTGCAGATTGCGGACTGTGGTGTCCATGGCCTCGTTGAAGGCGGAATCTAATCTTTCTTTTTTCTTCGATTCCTCCGCGTTCATCTTAATGTAATCATTAAGTTCCATGTGCGCGTCTTTGGCTTTCTCGGCCATCAACTTATGATTTCGAACCATCGATTCTGTGACGCCATAGGCCGACATCATTGCCTGGCGCGCAACTTGAGGCAGGCCCTTCATTCTTTCAATCAGCGCCGGCATCGAAACATTGTTTACGTGCTTCATACGCTCGGCAAGTGTGCCGACAATAGTTGGGCCGAGTAGAGCTGCCATATCAAGCGGGCTCTTAGCAATCTTGCTGATCATCTCCTGGATCGCCGCAACATCACCGCCGACCTCCTTGGCAACGCCAGAGGCCATTGTCATATGGGTGGCGAATTCCTTGGCCGCGCCATCGTATCCCATAGCGCCTTGGACAGCAATCATATCTTTAGCCAAGGTGTCCATCAACGCGCCGGTTTCCTGCGCACTAAGGCCCATCTCTTCCTGGGCGAAAGCCATCATATTCATCACATCGGTTGCGTCTTGTACAGTGCCGCCAGCGCCAATCATTGACCTCTGCAGACCAGCGGCTTGGTCAGCAGAAACGCCCAACGCAACCGAGGCCTTGACGTTGGCATCCGCGAGCGCGGCGAAATCTTCCGAACTCAGGTTAGCCGTTACGCCACTTTGGGCCAGGGCCGCCACTGTGGCGCGAGCTTCATCGGTCGTTACCCCCAGACCAATGTTTAGTTTTGTTTCTTGCCTTATCAGATTATGCATCGATCCAGCGGAACGCATAGTCGATTGAGCATATGCTTCCTGGGCATCAATAAGGCTCTTAAACGCATCTGCAACAGCATATATGCCGGCGGCCGCAAGCCCGAAATTGGCGAAGCGCCCTACCATTTCTCCGACAGAGCCCAATTTGGTCGACAAATGCCCGCTGATGGTCTTCAGGTCCTTCATAGCGGCGCTAAGCGCCTCCGACTGCCTTTCCATTTCCGGAAGATTCTCAACCCAATAATCCATCTGATCCCGGAAATCTTTCGGGTAGAGTTCCTTCGTTTCCTTTTTAAGATCTTTCCACACTTTAGTAAAAGCAATTTGGCTAGATCGCGCGTCATCACCAAGCGTTTTAAAGGTGTCTAGGTCGCCAAGTAGGCTTTCCCAGTTCGACCCACTCATGGCTGCCGTTAGCTGCTTTGATCCAGCAAGCAATTTACGCTGTTCTTCTTCGGCCCCCTTATACTTGCCAGCAATTTCTTGCAGCATTGCTGGGGCTTCGACCAAAGCGTCCGCAAGGGATTCGCTAGTTCCACCAAGCTTCATGCCGCCGGCCTTTGTGGAGATCCGTTCTATGGATTCCTCGACTTTTTTCATAGACTGGCCGATCATCACAACGGCCTCAGTTATGCCGGTGGCCATAACCTGGAGGTTGACTCTTAGAGCGGCAGCGTCTTGGTCCATCTAATGGATACCTATCCAGCGTATCGATTCTGTCTTTATATATTTACCGGGATATGCATAAAAATGGCCGGAGGCCCTTACATGGAACCACCGGCCAGAGAAAATGGTAGGCCCGCTGGGACTCGAACCCAGTTTTCCGTCTTATAAGGACGGAGCCTCACCCTTCGGCCACGGGCCAACGCTACCGCTGTTGCGGCTTCATATTCGATCGTTGGTGGTGGCCCGCAATGACATTATCTTAAGTACTTTTGATTTTCTGGCTTCGATAGACGAAAGGTCCGCCGACAGTAATAATATATCTCTCAGCGGCCTCAAGAGCCAATTTAAGTCTAAAGCGTTCGGTCCCTGTGGAGGTCCACAAAGACCCAAGGGCAAAATCGCTTCCAGACCCGCAGGCGTCAAATCCGTCGCTTGATTCCCCAACTTGGAAATCAGATTGAATATGGAATATCTTAGATCCCACAGCAACCAGGAATTCACCACCTTGGTCGACGCCATCCTTGGTTGTCAGGAATCCCCCATCTTTGAGACATTTTCTAACCCCCGGGATGAATTTAGACACCATAAACCTATGTGGGTCGCCGCTGGGTTGCGGCGGTTTGAAGTCATATCGAATGAGCTGACCCATTCGATATGACGACGTGAATCCAATAAGGAACGGACCATTACGAAACAATTTCGCATCTGTGCGATGTGCCTTGTTCCAGCCATTGGAGCCAATAGAATCCGCCGCCATCCAGACACGATCTTTACCGACAATACCAATAATACATGTCATATTTAGCCCCTAAGATATCTGCCGAGCTTGCGGCGGTTCTTCATGCCTTGTTCAACTTCATCAACAGCCTGATCCGTCAATTTCAAAACACTAAACGAATCGAGTGGCTCAATCCTATCATCGATCCAATCCCTAACTGCTGTTGGCTTATTTATGCGGCTGATGGCTTGGGCGAATGCGTTCCAATCCTTGTGTTCCTGTGGTGGCAGGCAATGATATAATCGCCCTCCGAAATGTGGCTCGAGAAGGTCATAATTTGAACGCAGTGAGATCAAGCCGGCATTATCGTTGTCTGGGGCGAGCACGACCTTCGATGGGTTTAATGCTCTGAGCTTACTAATTTGCTTGCGCTTGAAAGTCGCCCCGCCTGTCGCCAGGCCACCTTCGCCAATCATGATCGAATCGAATATTGCTTCCGTGATAATTGCCGGCGTCATTGGCTCGACGTCATCGAAACCGTACAGGAACGCATTGGATTTCTCACCGGCCGCATCGACCGTCGGGAAATAAAAGCGTTTGGCCATCATGTCTCTAGTTTGATAATAAACGACCATCCCATATTCATAATATGGGAAGCACAAGCTAGTGACGTTATAGCGAATGTCTAATCTAGTGGCTTCTTCCACTGAAATTTGGCGGCGTTTGAGATAATTCGTGGCAATCTTCCATGCCGCGCCTTCTCCAACACCAATGGTCTTGACGTTATCTGGGAGTGCAAAAACCTCCTCGGGCTCTTCATCTATTTCTTCTTCAGCACGCTTGACTTCAGCGATGAGTGCTTTGAGAGTCGCCTTATTGCCGCATACTTCCTTGATCGCCTCGTGGAACGAGCAATTACGGACCTTGCTCACGAATTTGAGGAATGAAACATTCCAGTCGCTGTAGTGCGGGCGGAAGTCGCGACACCAGCCTTCAGACGGACTTATCCCGAGATGATGCCCAGAATCGCCCGGGATCGCCGGGTTATCGATTAGATATATCATACCACGCGCGGAACTATTGCGCGTATTATAGTCCCGGATATTGGTTTTAATCCATGTCTCAATCTGCGATTGAGACGGTTTAATGAACGGTTTCTTCACCGTTCTCAAATACCTCTTCTTCAGACCAACAATAACCCTGCCAAACGAAAGTCGTATAGAACATAATCGGCACAAAGAGAATTATAAACACGATCGAGGAAGCACAACCTGGGCCATATCCATAAACCGGGTCGTCAGCGAACCCCAAATACCAGGATGCTATGATCCACAGATTAAAAAGAAAGACCTTTAGAAAGGTCCTTGGGCCACCATAGAACCAACGAATAAACGTGTAAACTAGTACAAATAGAAGAAGAAGATAACCAAGCGCTTTGGCGCCATTGTTTTCACTCATATCAGCGCTCCATACTGGGATTGTATCACAAAGAAGCCTTTTTGTCAAATACTTAGATCTTAGTTGCCTCAGCATCATAATCAATACGATATAGGTATAATTGTGTGCGCCAGCCCTTGTGCTTAGTCAGATTATGCCTGAATCCATAAATAATCCATCTACCATGTAGAAAATGCCCCTCCTCAACACCATTTGACTTCCAGCTCAGAGTGCATGTACTAACTCCAAGTAGATCGCTGTCGTCAAGCTCGTGCGCGCCCTTTACTTCGACCACAACCCGCATTACCATATTCACCATGCTCATGAAGAGCTGGCGCGCGCGACCAGATATATATTCACCATATGGTTTACCAAGGTCGCCAGCGCTACCATATTCAGGTATCGGCCGAATAAACGTCATAGGAACACCAGCCGGCCAGTTGTCGCTGGGCCCAGGTTTTGCGAATGATCGGCCCTTATCCGACTTTTCAAGACTGTTTACCTTAGCCATGGTGTTGGCGTCATCAATGATGACCTGATCGGGCGCAGTGACTGGATCATAATACTTACCGGATACACTGGAAATCCCACCAGTAGCCAATTTTGTTTGGAATACCGACACGAAGTTATTTAATTCGGCATCCCACTGCATGGTATCTGTTGCTCTGCCGTCACGAGCGGTGACATATACCACACCAAAATCCTTGCCCTTTAATTCCGCCTCCTCTTTAATGTTAAATGCCCGATCTCGGCTCGAAACAATCCATTTCGACTTTTTGGGGGTGAATGGCGAGGACCATTCTAGCAATGAACTGATGAACGTCTTCGGGTCCATCCGGTTCATCCAGTGTATGTTCTCGGCGTTGTCCTGGGTCGTGGTGATGTTAACTTCGCTATCCGGGCCGTCGGTGACTTTCAAGTCGGTAAATTTCTTGATCACATTTTTTATGACTTCGGACACCTTGCCCTTGTAGGCGCCGCCGTCCGCCGTACCGGCATTAAGTAGAAAACTCGGGGGATCGATGCCAATAAACTCAGTATACCCGTTTTCGGCCGTTCCATACGCTTTGATGTTAGTAAGATAGGCTAGGCGCTCGTCGGTCTCAAGCTTCCCGGTCTTGACTAATTTGAACTTAATCTCTACAGGCCTGCGACGGCCCTCTTCCAAATATTTTGTCGTGCTATCATCACCAGACACTACAGACCTTAAGACAGCGTGGTTTGGGTCGCGGAATTTGCACCGCACAATATATCCAGAATTCACAAACGAGGACCATTGGAAAGTTTGGATATTCTTTCCTAGATCGTCGCCACCCGCGATCATGACTGCAGCTGCAGGCGCGATCGCTGCAGAGGTGTCTAGAGCTTCTGCTGTATCAGACACTTATTGGTTCCAAATCGAGAGTTTTTTCAATAACCATATTTGACGTCTTTATCTCACGATATGCGGAAGAATATCCCGGCCAGATTTCTTTTATCCACGCAACCCTGGCTTTTACATCCATCTTGTCGAGCTCTTCGGCATAGACACGTATGGCCTTTATTACTTCGTTTGGGATTTTCTCTGATATCAGACCGACAAATTTTCCAGTCGGTTGGCCAAGTCTAAGCATAAGCATATGCTTTTTCTCTTCACCACTCCCATACCTTATCCATGCCAGCTTCATATTACCTCGTTGGCGCTAAGCCAAAAGCGCCGGCTCCGGGCGGGCCACGATGTTTTCCCTGACCCGGCGGAACAGTGCCGCCGACAGCCATGGATGTGATCGGTTTGATTATTTTCTCTGCCGCGTCCTTCTTTCTAATATCTACATCACTCAATTCTTCTTCGGATTCTTCCTCTTGTTCCTCTTCGTCATCTGGAACACGTTGAAGCCCCAAAGTTTTCGATACCCATGTCGTAAAATCGTCAATCACAGGAATATCCGGGTCGTTTGATGGAGTCCATTGCTCCAACTTGTCGAGCCATCCTTCATGTAGCTGGGATAATCTCATTAGTTCACCGAGAACGTGAAGTACGGACTGTTCCGTGTTTCACCATTGGGTAATGCTAGACTGACGAAATACCTATACGTTCCCTTTCGATAAACGGCAGTACTCGAGTCGACCAAATAACGAGCCACGAATGGGTTGACACGATGTGCTCCGTGCCGCAGGCCCATGGTCATAGCAGCTCCGTCAACGAGAGTTTCGTGATTCATTGTCGAAATTGTAATTGTCGCCGTTAAGTGGGCCATCAAAGGGGCCACCCTATTGTAATCGAAATCATACAGCGGGAGCGGCATAATCCCAATTTCGATCGACCTTTTTTCAGGCTTCGTGATATCTCGGTCAAGCGGGTCGAAACCGAAATCGTAGGTATACAATGCATCGTCAATGTACCAGCTACTTGCTGCCACAAGCCAGAATGTGTTGCAGTACGAATCCCAAAGGTCCTCGTCGTCCAGATCTACCGCGCTGCCACTGCTGGCAACCAGCTCATCTCCGATGAATTGCCAGTCATCAAGATATACTGCAGGTGCCTCGAGATCGTCCGGCACTTCCCAGTCCACATAATACCGCCCAGCAGCAGTCTGAATTAGCGGCTCAGGGTAGCCAGAGGAATCTGGATCGCCAACCGTGATCTGGGCTACAAGGTTCTCCGTGGCCTTGCTTTGTTTATATATATCAATTCTTCGTATGGCATATGGGTCGGTCAGAACACCATTGGCGAAGAAATCGGCGTTTAGACGTATTGTCGCGCCCTTGCGCCCAGACATCCTAGGATATGGCATACTGAACTCCAATGCTGCTATAATATCTTTGGGTAAATATAATGTGCCCATGCACGCAAAATTAGCCAAAGCCGTAAAACGCGCCCTGACGAAAGAAATTACCAGACGCCAGTTAATGGTATATTTCGACAAGAAGGGTTTCGAAGACGATTATGGATCTCTAGTGTACCCGCCGGCAGTCGCTGATCTGGGCGGCGTGATCCCGGAATTATTCGGGAAGGTCGAGGTCACTCCGTACGTAGAAGAGATCGAGCCCACGTCCGGTAGGACGAAGCTCGGTTGGAACCTATTCGTACTCGGCACCAATAGTATGCACCTCGGGAAGACCATTCACTCGAGTCTTGCCGAACTGAAAAATGTTCAAAATGGGCAGATTTCCGAGAATAAGTCTGCTTCTGAACCAGAGCATACCGCCAAAGAGATTATAGAATTCGTCATTGATGTGCTTGGCGCACACGAGGCTGGCTTCGACCCAACCCCGGCCGGCGCAACACCTATTGATGGCGCCCCATTCAATAAGCCGATTATTGGCCCGTCTTCGTCGGGGGGATATTACGAAAGAAACCGTCCGGCTTAGCATGTTGTTTTAGCGGTAATATCCGACCAAACATAATGTATGGATTTAATTAAAGAGTACGAAGAGTTATAGCCGACTGGATATATCAGAATCCAACAAGAGCCATGGAACGCAAAATCAATATCTTCAGGTCGTGGACTTCCTAACCCTTAGCTTTATTCATGGCCTGCTTCTCTGCTTCATTATCCTTGCGCAGCCTCTGAATCCACCAGGCGCGCTCCTCGGCAGTCATTAAAGATTGCTCGAATATATTCAAATCACCACGAGTTGATAGAATATATTGCTGCTCCATCAAATCATTCCATTCGGCTTCCATGGCTTTCCCGGCCGACTCATAATCCGGGACTAGGTTTCCGGCGTCGTCAGTCGTCCATTTGTTCCGTGCGACGAAAGAAGCTGTCGGTCACGGGTACCTCCATCGTCATGGTTGTGCCACAGTGAGGGCACTCGAGTTTGATCGATGGATCGATACCGGGAGCGCTATTGTTTAAGAATTGGCGAATCTCTGCGTGGTCGCTAGAATGCAGCCTATCAACAAACTGAGTGATCGCGAGCTTATTATCTTCCACGTTTTTCGGATCATTGTGATCCCCACTTCCGATGGCAATAACCAGCCGGCTCAGATTCTTTACTAGAGTATCATCAATCGACAACGACTTGCCAGTATTTTCATTGCCGCCACTCGAGCGGGCGCCAGCAGTTGATCGTGCACGGCGATCAGAACGCTTTTGTGACGAGTACAAAATATCATATCCGCGCATGAAGCGGGCCTGGATCCATACTTCTGCTTTCGTCGCGGCGCTAATCTGCGGTAGAACAATCTTAAACGGTTCAACACCAAGAGATGCATCTGGGCCTGAAATATTGGCCCTCAAATCATTAAGATCATAATCCCACGTGCTGGACATCTTGCAATCACGATTCGTACATTCAATGATGAATTCGTAATTATTGCCATGAGTAATACCGCGAAGGTAGTACAATAGGAACATACGATCGCCAATTAAAAGGTTCAGCGGATCGAAATCACCCGGAAGCCGTACACACTTGCGATATAGGTAGTCGAGCGCCTTGCCCGATTGCGCCAAGCGCTGCGTGGCCATAATCTTATCGGCATCCATGCCCATTGGACGAACCTGGATCAAACCACCAGGGACTTCGCCATCATAATACAAACCCTCACTAGGAAGAGTTACATCCTCCCAGGGTAAGAAATCGCTTTCCGGCCTGGAGATGATTGAATGGATGATACTCTTACCATCACCATCAGCCACAGGAACATTAAAGTCCCTAGCACTAAAGTCTAACTTGCGGTATTTTTCGGGGATCGTAGATTCGCCCTCGGCCTTAAGGGCTCTTTCAACACTATCTTCAGGTTGTACATCGTCAGACATTTTGATCTCCGTAGAAGTATATACGCTCAAAATTCGGTTAGATAGCGACTAAGACATAAACTTTGAAGCGGATCACGGCACCTTTGGAAAACCGGCCTCGATCCAATCACACGAAATAGTTAAGATTAAAAGCTTGAAATCACTATTGTCATAAGAAAGCGGGCTGTGGGAAAACTTTTTAATCCATGAATTCTTAAGACTGTATCGTGAAATATCAGACCCATCACCGGAAGTCAATACGACTTCAGTAATGCCCTTATAATTAAAGCCCGTATTTAACCCAGAGTATTGGTTCCAAATATTTTCCTGAACCCTATATAATTCATTATATAGGCCATATACATCATAAAATTCGATAGTGGTATCCGCGAATTTGGGGCGGCCGGCAAATTTGTAAGTTATCGTGGAGCCATCTATTGGCACTTCTTCGAATTCTACATCCGGCAGCGTGACCGATTTGGCGTACGGCAGAAGCTTAATGACCTCCTTGTTGCTCGCACGAATTGGAAGTGCTTCCACACGCCATCTATGGTTTCTATGTGCATCACCCACATCTGCGAGCGTGTTGGTTCCCATAGAGAAACCATCGGCCTTTGTGCCAGAAATATTAAAACCAGGCATTGATCACCAATTATTACTCAGGAACCGCCCTATCAATCCTCGCTTTGACAACAACTAACGCAATGTCGTTGCTGGTATAATCTAACTCGTTCCAGTTGGTTTCCATCGGCCAAATGCCAAGCAGACGCCATGTCTCAGACGATTCACCGTCGCCCTGCGTCATTTCGATAACGCCGTCCTTCTTGTACGCAGAAGGCAGTGCGACTGTGGTCAAATCTCCGACATTAGCCCAACTTGTCGTGACCGCAGTGACCCATTCCTTGAGCTTGGCTGATACATCTACATCCTGCTCCATGTCGTAGAAAGTGAAATCGATCGGATCCCACTCCTGCTTCCCAGCGAAGTATGCTACTTCCTGGTCATGGTGCATTTCAGCAGGCGAGTACTTGAAATTCGGGCGTGAGCAGCTCTGCAAATATACAAGCTCTTCCCTCTTTAGAACACCACCCAGCTCACTTACCAACCAACGGTGCTTGCGCCGTGGCTCTGAGATGTTGCTTTTCTGACGCTGGGGATCAGCTGTTCCGCCAATATTAAAACCCGGCATTATTCAAACTCCCTTAAGCACCAACAACGCCACCGGCTTGTAGGACTTCCTCAGATGCAAAGCTCTGATCGCTGCGCATCACAACTAGATTGAGAACGATGAACTCTGCCACGCGAGTCGGCTTGATGTAGACGCTCACCCAGAGTTCGTTGCGATCGATTCGTTGCGGTGTGTTATTGGTCTCATCACACACCACCTTATATGCTGTTAGACCGCGCCGTGCGGCGATGTCCGCTAGAAGTGGCCTGATCGCTCCGCGCACCTGCGACCACAAGAATCTATCGTTCTGCTCGAAGACGTAGTTGCGTAGTAGCGGAATCAGGGATTTCTTGAGTGCAATGAGCAGCATCCGGACGTTGACCCTATCGAGAGCCGAATCCGCGCGCTGTAATGTGCGCTGACCCCAGACTGTGATACCATCTTGCGGGAAGTTCACAATGGGGTTGACCGCGTTGTTGTAGCCATAGAGCAGATCGCGCTCTCCAGACGTCGGGCTATATTCGACATCCTTGGCTGTTAGCAGGCGTCCTCTGTTCAGACCCGCCGGGGCGTACCACATTTCGCTTTCACGCTCGGTCCTTGCGTAAACCGCAGCGATGTGGCCGGACGGCGGGACGTAAATCTCTTCAGCACTGAACTGATCGAAAATCTTCAGCCAGCTCCAGTAAAGAGCACCATAGCTGCTATTAATCGCCGCAGTAAGGTCAGAGTTCAACATGCCATTGTGCCAGTCGACCACCTGCTGCGGACGGAGCCCGTACGGAGGATCGATGATGTAATGGCAGTCACCCCGCCCTTCGCAAAGCTGCAAGCCTTGGGCGATAACTGAACCCGACGAGTTGCCCGGCACCACCAGCAGGGAGATATCGATCGTCTCCGGGTTGCTGAAGGCGTAGAATCCAGACGCCGCGCTCGGGTTGCCGATAATTGCGCGATCGATCTCAGATGAGTACACGGCACTAGTCGGAATACCGTTCGCCGCGCCGCTGAAGGACGTCGCATTGCGGGACCCAGGATCGCGATCCTCGGTTGTGCCAACAGCCCTTTCGACCCACTGGATCCAGCTATTGCCGTTTGTGCCACCGATCGACGAACCTTCATTAATCACATTCGCGATATAACGTGTGGCGCTTGAATCGAAGCTCAGGTCGTCAATACGTTCTTGCAGGATCGCCGATGAGTCTTTGATTAGAATCGTAAACCTACCAGGATCGTCATTGAATTGTTCCAACGTCAGATTGAAACTGTCGATCCAAGTTCCAGACGACTTCGCAACAATATATCCGACGATGTTGGCGTAATATGCCGTATCAGCGGCACATGAGGCACCCGAGGGGTCCCCGCCATCGGCGGCATCGCATGAAGCCGGAATTGAGGCATCTGCGGTGCTTGGTGTTGGCTCTTCAACTCGTGAATCGTAAAATCCTTGATATGCACGTGTGTACGGATAAGGAATTTCGAGCACTTCGGCAAAACGCAACGACTCAATGTGAGAGAAATCGGCCAGGAGCCTCATCTGCCAGAGCTGGTGAGTCTGATCCGTCGCAATAACCACCTTCTTCTCGGTATCAGAAGTATAAATGGCAAACGAATCCATATAACGAGTGCCACTCGAGATACTACTGGCATGAATCTGTGCGGCGACCGAAGTCGCTGTAGCCGCCAACGAAGCGGCTATCGTCATCTCGAGCTCAACCGAAGCGGTTTGACCAACGACCCGGAATGTGAGGTCTTGATTCTGGGACGTAATGGCATACGGACCAGTGTCGTCACCAATAATATACGAGCGAGGAATGTCGATCGTCCATTTCGCACTGCCAACCTCGAGGGCCCAACCCTCAGAATCTTCACCAGCGCTAATATCGGTGATTGGATTTCCTACCAACTGGATACGTTCGCCAGCCGTATCGGTGCGAATATAAAGTTCCCCGCCAGAATTAATCGCGATATAATCTTCGTTGCCGGGAAGCAGGTCATTGAACGCCGTCACAAATGTGTCAGCTGTCGTATATGTCGCCGTCGGCATCTGATAAACATCTGGCGCAGCTCTACCCTCAACCTGGAACGCAAAGTAACGGTTCTCGGGCTGAACGCTGAACGTGAATGTGTCGTCTTCCTCAATTGGTGATGATCCCGTAACCACAACACGAAATGACAAACCGGTCGTGCCGATGGTAATCGTGTTCGAGGTGCCGGGAACAGCACTTTCACCAAACGTCCCATCCTCAACAACCGATCCGTCGCTCTGACGAATAATCTCGAATGTTGCGCCCTCAACAGTCGACCCAGATGACGGATCGGGTGAAGCAGTAACTAAGACAGTGAAACTGTCATCAATCGCGCCGTTATATTCCTCTGTACATGTGCCGCACGAAAAATCTAGTGTGGCGTTGGTGGCACCATCCGACGAAGAGACGTCAATGTCGGTGTAATCAATGTCATCAACACCGGCGGGGTGGAAATCGAATATATCAGTCGTCGTAGGCACTCGAAGACTGACTTTTCCGAAATCGATCCCCTGGAACAGCGCAATCCTGCCCCAACCATCTTCCATAGCACCAGATGTATCAATACAAATCGAGGCAAGTGCGGACACCTGTCCCTCTTCACATTCAACACCGATCCTCATGATCCATGCCCGGTTACCTTCCTCCATGTATGCAAGGACTGCGTACCCGAGGTTAGAGTCGGTGAATGGCTCACCAAACTCATCGATAAACTGTTCTGGCGTAGAAACGAACGTGGGGTCGTTTACAGGGCCTTTTTGCGCGGTGCCGATAAACGCAGGCGTAATCCCGCTTGAAAGCGTTGCGAGGATAGAAAGATCTATCTCGCGCGGGAATACGCCCGGAGACAGGTAAAGTGCCATCAGCTACGTCTCCAACTTAATGGTGCCTAATTATATTATATTTGCTCAATGTCAGGGCCCCAGATAGGGGTCTTTTTTAAGTTTTCGCGCCGCGTATCCGAAGCTGGCCTCGCTTCTGCAGATTGTTGATCTGGTCCATATATAGGCGATTCTTCGGGAACCGTGCCGATTTGGTCGGCCCAAGGCTCACAGATTGTTCACCGACGAAGAAATCCAGACGCTTTGAAGCATCCTTAGTATACGGCGATTTAAGCTGTATTTGCACCAATTGATTACTAGTATTCTCAATGAGTATGTCGCCTTGGTCGACAGCCTTTTGGCGTGCCGCGATCTCGGCCTGTGAAAGGTTGCGCTTTGCCATTCTAGCTCCTAGCGTGGGGCATCGTGCTCTAATATATTTATTGCTGATATGCCCCGTTCAGCTACATCTAAGAATTCGCCTGTCACATATTCATTAATGGTTGTAACTTTTCCAAGAACCGTCGGGACAATCTTTTCGGGCAGCGGTATCCATCCTTCTACCGTCAAACTTATGTCGATTCGCCTAAGCTGCATCGCCTCAGCTTCTTTATCAACTTCACTATTGTCAGTCATGCTGTTATACTTAAGTATTAGAGTCCCAGTAACTTGCCCAAGATCTGCTTGGATCTCTGCAAGCCCACCATGGAATCTTGGCATAATATTTTGTTGAATAATGCCAATGTCTCGTTTGTACTCGGCCCAAATCGCCAAAGTATACTGGATTAATACGGGGAACGGCCGGTAGGTCAAGACCATACGACCACCGTCGTTTTGGGCAAAACGCCTGGCAGCTGGCATATAGGCCGGCGTGAATTTTTCTGGATTGAATTCGGCGTCTTCTCTGACGATAGACATGACAGGAAGCGCAACACGCACCCGCTCGATATCTTTATCCCAAAACAATAGGGATTTATCTCCGCCGGCAATTTTAACCTTCATCTTCTTAACGCTATCTTTTGTCGGGATTTGAATGCCCTCAAAATATGCCTTCACGGCCGCGTCGTGATGATAAAAAGCTGGCTCGACTACTGTCCTTATTTCCTCGCCAACATTAACGTTGGTATCGTCATATAATTCCCTCGTCGGCTTGGCCTGAGCTGTCATGGCCGTCAATACGCCCGTAGCTATTGATGGCTTCTTTTCGGGAACTACGCCACCAGCGTGTAGAACATTATGCCTTGGGATAAACTGAAAATTATATATCATTACAGCCCAGCATATCTTTGTCTAAATTCAGGTAGATCCCGCAACTTGGTCCTCACTTTGAGGAATGGGTTGCCGGCCACCATATATGCCGCATATTTTTGGGCGGCTTCGACGGCCTCATCCTTGTCGAGATAAATGGTGGCAGTATTATTAGTGACTGTATAAGTAACTGCTGCTGCGATATCCTCAGTTGGATAATCAGACACCATTTCGCCATGAACCTCTAAAGGAGCCTCCATGTTCTCATATCTTTTAGCAATATCTCTAGCCACAAATTCAGCCATATGGGCCACTGTCTTTTTAATTGTGCGATCGGCCTGGGCCTGTATGGCGGCGATTAAGCCGGGCATCTGCTCATCAATATTATCAGTCATGCTTCACCTTGATTGTCGCATCGGAGGGTACGACCTCGCAAACCGCTTTGTGATACATGAAACGATAATGCCAGTTACCGTCAGGTGTAGCGTTCAGAACCCTAAGTTGCAGCGGATCATGTGATTCGGTGACATGGTTGTATGGGGCGACCACAATATCGCCAGGAATTATTAACCTCTCACCTATAATTGGATTCTTCAGAAGAGTAGCCCGATGAAAAACGATAGTGAGCTTTAGCGGGGCATCGATTCCCCATCTAGTCAGTTCGATCAGGCGCGGCTCTGGTTTAAAGAATGCTTTGATATTAATGGCATCCGAGAAAACCGGGTCAGGATCCTCTTCCCACACATCGTCGGTTTTTGTCGTCTGTTTGAGATAAAGCTTAACCCACGCCCCACTAATGTTGGTGACTTCTTCGGTCCATCGCTCGACCAAAGAAATATCGACCTTATCATGGTTATAGACCGAAACTAAGGATTGAGTTTTTTCGGGGTCGTTCCTAAAATCAGGGACGTCATCTATGGTCTCGAATTTTTGTTTTCGAGCCGGCCCGAACTGCGGTCCAAATTGGTGAATGGTCATCTATAAAATATTTGATACCAATGTCCCATCAGTATCGATGATTTTGGCCTTCGCATATTGCCCGCGTTCGTCAAGAATACACCAACTGCGAAGCATCTCATTGATGCAGACGAGACCTGTTGAATAATGCGTCGTGGCCAAACTCAATAAAGATAAATGTTCATCACCAACAGCCTCGCCAAGGACCTTTATGCTGCTGAGATCGTCTTGGTCAACAGTCAATAATATTGATGACTCCGCAAGAATTTGTTGGATTTCCGCGAAACCGTGCCCTTTAGACGCCAAATAAGCAGCGTAAAGGTCTGGGTTCTCTCGCATGACAAAACGTGCGTCTCTGATAAATTCATCCGCGATATCTGAAACCATTGCTTGGTCGTTTACAAATTCAAGCGCGTCATCATCGTCCCACCCTTCTGGCTCGATTGCAAATTCGTCATCGGTGGAACGTTGGTCATTTTGTGGACTAAACCGACCGAAGGTAGTGATATAAGTCTTGCCACGAATTAGATCAATAAGATTTTTCCGTTCACGCGAATTCATACCATCCATATATTGTTCCACAGCGTCGTCCAATATGCGCTTGATTGCTGTGGCGTGCTCTGGAGCAAGGTGCTCGCCAGATTTGTTGGCAATATTTGCAATCTCAGCGGCGTCTGGGACTCGATTGCCATGCGTGTCGACGATATGTGCAGCAATAATAACTAATGTCCTAATATCATTTTCATCGCCAGAAATATTGTCGTATTTCCCTTCGCGATTCATCTTCATGATGTCGTTGATGATGGTATCTTTCATCGTCCCAGTAAGTTCTCCATCACTCCGAATCCGACCGATGGAGGTCGGATCTTCAGCATTCACACCATACCTGCGCGGAGTAGTATATTGTTGGAGCCACCTAGTTATTGCTGCTTTGACGTCTTCCGGGCTTTCGCTAAACCTGGCGCCATCTTTAACAGCCTGGTCGATGATCTCAGCAAACTCTTTGATATATTCGTCTAGAACACGTTTGCCTCTCGAGGCGCCAGCTGCTTCCGACCTCCTCGACCAGGCTGCGGCTCGAACTTTAGAAAACCGCTTGAGGGCTTTTTTAACTTCCTGAAAGTAACTGGCCGGAACTACTGCGCCAGACGGCAGATTTACTTGATCGCGGTCCAATTTATGGTGTATTGCTTCATGTCCAGGTGGAATCGTCGTCCCTGGTTGGAGCTCTACAATCTTGCCTTCGTCGTCATAAAGAGAACAAAGATAACATCCAGGCAATTGTCCTCCAGACCTGATGTTAGAAGCAACACCGGCATGATCAATTACAACCGCCCTTAATTTCTCCGGTAGTTGTGAATAACTGAAGAGTTTGCATAAAGTCTTCTCATTGTCACCAACAAACGTCGAGGCGGTTACTACGTCATCCCCTTCTTCAGACAGTTTAATGTTCGGGGATGTTGTATAGACATAAATTACACTGGTATTGGTCAGAGTTCCTTCTCGGCGTTTATTATATATAACCAATGGGTCACCACACACACGCATAGTATAGGAATGTTTGATAATAGTTTCATCGGACGGCCGTACTGAATACGTACGAGCACCGATATAATCTGGGTCGGTGACTTCAAGCTTCGAGCGCATGCCTATATGAACCATGTCTGGCTCAACAAGGCCGAGGTCGGCCTGAGTTGCTTCTGATTTTCTAGCATCGAGTTCAAATTGCGACAGATCAACTACATCATCGTCACTAACAATACCGGTTGTTTCAACGCGTGTTTTGATGATGATATTGCCATCTTCATGCTGCCTGCCGTGTTTGTCCTTGCCGACGCCCTTGGCGAAGTCAATTATCGCCCATCGCAATGCAGCTGGGCTTTTTTGGACTATCTCTAAAAATTCAAATAATTCTGCAGTATTTGAAATGGGCCCAAGAGAGCGTTTTTCGTCGGTATCTGGGTTTGTTGATATGATAAAATCTGATGCGATTAAATCATCTCCACGAGTAGCAGCCCCAACACCGACTTCTTTTTCTTTCCATTCTAAGAACGGCAATTTGTTGTCTAACACCCATTGAGCTACAGCGCGCTGATTAACTACGCCATCAAAGACAACATCCTCCGGGGTAGAATTCGGGTCGGCCTCAAACCAATCGCAATAATCTTTAATCGTCGGATTGAAATGCGTGCTGCTTCCAAGTTTTTTTAATTCGCCAAGCTCTTGTTCAAGATCATCGATTTTATTTAAGAGCTCATTATGAGCCAAAACATCCGGATCGTCCTTCTTCTTTGGGATTCCAGGATTCGTTCTTAAGATTTTGCGCGCGAGCGCTATCTCCATCCGCCGTAATTTTTTTAGACCATATTCTGGGTCTCTCTCGAGTCTGTTGATTCTCGATGCAACTTCTTTAGAAGTATTCTCAGTGCTGGCACGACGCATCGCATTATAAATGAGCTGTGGGGTCCACGCGGATTCACCACTGATAAGATCGTCATAGACGCCATATTTCGTTTTATATTTTGTGCTTCCCGAATTATAATGCTTTTCTAACTGTTGTTTAGCACCAGGATCTCGCCTGGCCAAGTTTGGGTCGATATCGATGGGTTTGTTTGGGATTTTGTCCACCCAATAGCCACTCAGATCGAACGGAGGATTCTGCAGCACATTAGTCAACCAGTCGATAAAAAGCTTGGCCGGCGAGCGATAACGTGCCTGTTTTCGATCAGCGCCGCGATTGAATACGGCAAGCGAATTCAGGCGTTTAATTAATGCTCCTAAATCCGCGACATATTTGGCGAACGCACCTGAATCATCACCGCTCAGCTCCGGAAATTCAAATAACTCTCCTCGCGTACTCCACTTCTCGAGTGCCGAGGAGATTGTCCTGAATATTGGGCTTGACTTGAACCGTTGGTAGGCGACTGGCCTATTGACATTCTCATTATTCATAAGGGCAGCATGCCCTTTTAATTTAGTAATCCATTTCACTCGGGTCTGTAACGCACCAGGCTCAGGTTGATTATAGTAATCCGGCAGCATCCCGCTGCTCTCAGGTGTCTGGTCATGATCGCCCGAGACCGACAAATATTTCCATTCCATCCCATCAGCAGTCCCGCCAGTGCTGTGGGCCATTGGACCTGACGAATCTCTGCTCGAATACACGCGAATGATTGAATATCTGTCATCGGCAGTGCCAAGTGTGTATGGCACATCCAAGAATATAATTACTTCATCGGCCACATCTTCAGATAAGACAGACTCGTCGATTATATTGAGGGCTTTATTGAGCCTGTCTTCGAACATTACAGAATTCCGCAGCGTGTTTGTATCGAATAACGCTCACAGATTTGTTCAACGGTCTGAGACTCTTCATCATCGTCCGACGCGATTGGTTCTGCAAGCTCTCTGAGAATTGCATACCAATCGGGAATACACGACGGAGTTGAGGTGTCGGTATTACAGCGATTTGGAGATGGTGCAGGGCCGCTTGGAAGTATCACATACATTTTGACGTGAGCGCCACCCCCATTGTAGAGCTGGGTCACCTTGGCGCCGGGGATATTGGCCAGAACGGCGGCCAATGTCACTATCGACCCCTGGCAGTCCTGGTTGGCCGCTAGGGTCGGAGAAGTAAATGCCGACGTCGGTTCGCACCCAGGAACTAAAATTACATTGCCCGGGCGGACTTCTAGGCGGTTTTGTACGGTGATGGTATGGCTGGAAACTGACATCTATAATATATTTACGCTAAATATAAATTGAGGACAACAATGTCCTGCATTAATATCACAACCAGCAACTTTGGCAGCAGGGATATAACGGGGACCATCGATGGCATTGATCTATGGAGACAGAGTTAAGGAGACCACTACAACGACTGGCACAGGAACCGTCACTCTCGCTGGGGCAGAAACGGGGTTCCAGGCTTTTGCTGACGTGTTGTCAAATGGCGATACTTGTTATTATACAATTACTGACGACACCGATTGGGAAGTTGGGCTCGGTACTTTTACAACTGCTGGGACAACTTTGGCCAGAACTACAATCATTACCTCGAGTAATGCTGATGCAGCTGTAGATTGGGCCGCTGGCAGTAAAGATGTGTTCATTGTAATTCCAGCTAAAGCTATTACCCATGAAAGATTCGGTATTACGATAGATGGTGGCGGGGGTGTGATAACAACAGGAATAAAAGGCGATCTAACTGTACCGTTTGATTGCACAATCATAGAAGCTACGATGCTGGCCGATCAGAGTGGTTCAATAGTTATTGATATTTGGAATGATACTTACGCTAACTTTCCGCCAACAGATGCTGATTCCATCACTGCTGCAGCGCCACCAACCATAAGCACTGCAGCAAAATCACAAGACACAACCCTATCAGGATGGACTGTTTCAATAAGCGCTGGAGACATTTTGAGATTTAATATAGACTCTTGCTCTACAATCACCAGATGCACCTTAACTCTGAAAGTGATTAAGTAATGCCCGCTGCCAAATCAGGTAATAGTATTTATATCACAGGCTCTGGAAATACCTTAGCCTCAATAACGACAGATATTGCTGATTCTACTTTTATTGAGAAAACTTCAACCAGCCCGGATATTTATACTGTTAAAGGTGGGGCGCTCCGATACGTTCGCATCCGGAATGGTGGAACATTAATAATAGGTGATTCTACAGACTATTCTGTAAATGAAACATTTGAATTTGACAATGATGTGGCCAATGAGATAAGATTTTATGTTGACGCTGGTGGTAGATTAGAACAATATGGCGACACCACTATCGATTGGTTTGTTGGAACGCAACGATCATATTATACGTATATCTATGGGGCTTTATATATTCGCGGCAATGAAACTTACAAGCCTATATGGCAGAATTATCAGAGGCTTTATTTTTATGAGCGACAGAATAACAACACATATGTTGATGATATTTGGGATATAGACGGCATGATTATTGGGTCCGCCTGTATTACCAATTATTATGCTATATATTTTAATACCATAGGTAAGGTCAGGAATCATTCCTTTAAGAACATCATTTTTGATAAGTCTTATGGTAAGGGTTTCAATTTTTATGCCCTAAGGATTCCTTATGATTTGACTGGGATTCGAAACATTACTTTCGAGGGCCTAACGTTCGAAGACATAGGCAACTATGGTTTTTATGGGACAAGCGGAAGACCACATTTAAAAGATTGTGTTTTTAATACTACAGCTTCCTGGAAACTTCTATGTTATGGAACGGGAGCACCAATTGGATTAAAAATGGTCAGGAGTTATGATTTTAATACAGAGCATGACAATGGGCAGAAGTTTCTATATGTAGAGGGGTGTGAATTTGGGAATTATAATAACAAGAGCTGTGTGCTTGCTCAATACAATTCAATGATCCTTATCAAGGATACTGAGTGGAAGCACGACGCCGGCGATTCTATTCAGGTTGCGTATGGTGCTGTGGTGATGATGTGGACCGGTAATACCTTTACGGGCGGCCGAGAATATTATGACCTCGATTATAACGGTGCTATTCAATGGGTATATGGTTTAGAACTGACCATAAATGACGAAAATGGCGATCCTTTAGAAGGCGCCGTTGTGATGATTGAACAGTCTCAGGGTAAGGAGAAATTTGTCTTCAATACCGGTTCTGACGGCAAGATGATGAACGACCACGATCTAACCGTGGCTTTACTGAGCAATATACACCAATACGGCAACAGTAAAACAACAGATATTGAGTACTGGTCAGATGATTCTAATGGAACATCGCATAATGTAGTGGTTTATGCGGATGGGTACCGGCCACACTCCACGTCATATGTTATGGACCAAGAGCGCTCAGAAACGATACAACTACGTAAGATAGACGCGCATTCGGGTACGTTCTGATGCTCGGTTTTGGCCCAATATCGTCGAGCCCCATTGCTTCGACCCCTTCTTCAATTCCTTCTCCCGCCGTAGTTCCTGGTAAATTTTTACCACATATCGCGGGTGGTATTTATCATCTTTTTGATGATGGCATAATCAATATAACGTCGATTGTTGAGATAGAAGGTGCATCGGCCGGCATCTCAACCGTCGTTGGCGATTTGACTGGTGCCGTCTCAGTCGAGGGTGCATCGGCCGGCACCTCAACAGTCGTCGGTGACCTCACGGCCGTAATTGGGTCTGAGGGCGAATCGGCAGGCTCCTCAACTGTCGTCGGTGATTTGGTCGGTGCATTGGCGGTCGAGGGTGCATCGGCCGGCATCTCAACCGTCGTCGGTGACTTGGTCGGTGCCGTCTCAGTCGAGGGTGCATCGGCCGGCACCTCAACCGTCGTCGGTGACTTGACCGGTGCCGTCTCAGTCGAGGGTGCATCGGCCGGCATCTCAACCGTCGTCGGTGACTTGACT